GAAGTGTACATAATTAATTTAATACTATTTATAGAGATTCTCAATGGCATCTATCGACAAACTAATTTCAAAAATCAATAAAGCGAAGTCTGCTATCAATTCTTTCAAAGGTATTGCAAGTAAGTTCAGTAGTAAAAACTTTACCTCTGCATTAGATAAACTTGGAGAACGAGCGGAAGAAGCAAAAAGAAGTTTAGAGAAGAGAAGAAGTTCACTAGAACAATCTGTTGCAAGTAATAGGACTAAGAACTTGAGTAAGAGTCCACCACCTCTCGGATATAAGGAATTAAGATATCCCTTAGAAGAAGTGGATAACTACATTACCTTTCAAACTCGTTTAAGAAGAAAGAGAGAGGGAGAGAATGCCGCCAACATTTTTGGAGATACAGGTGTTGAGATTATGTTGTATGTACCTGATGGGTTAACATCTTCTTCAGAGGTTTCTTATACTGGGAAAAATGTCGGAACAATGGCAAGAGCAATACAAGATATTAGAGAAGAAGAAGGGCTTCCTGATACTTTTAATGAGACTACTGGTCAAATAGGTAAAATATTTGAAAGACGATTACAAGCAATGGGTAATAAACTTACTGCTGGTGTAGGAAATATCAATGACGGTAGAGCAAAAAATCCCATGCAAGAACAAATGTTAGAGGGAGTAACATTCAGAAGTTTTTCATTTGATTATGAGTTCTGGCCTAAAAGTGCTGAAGAAGCAGAGATGGCCAATGATATTATATACACATTCAGAACTGCAATGCTTCCCGATACATTTGGTGGAAAAGATGGTGATGCAGGAGTTGAAAACTACTTTAACTTTCCCAATGTTTTTGATGTAGAGTTTGAAGGCCCTATTCGACAGGTCTTAGATGGGTTCTTACCTATGGTGTGTACTAAATGTGATGTAGACCATTTCAATGGACAAAAGTTTGCAACATTCACTGATGGTCAACCAGTGTCAACTAAGATGACACTTGAATTTTTAGAAATAAAAATACTTTCACAAGAAAATTATCAACAAATTTCTCCCCGAGGTAATAAGAGTATTACTGGTATGGATAGTTTGAGAGATAACGCAACAAACGATAATGAATTAAGAAACCAAGGACTTAGTAATGATGACATTGCTAAGAAAAGGGGTAGAACCCGAACACCTGAAAGTGGAGGGGGTGGATAATGGCAAATAAATTTTTCACAAACTTTCCTGAAATACAATACACATTAAATACAGGAAAAATTATAACAATAAAGGACTTCTTCCGTAAGGGGTCAATTCAACAAGAAGCAGTAAATAACTATATTGAATATGAAACTTATGAATTGACAGACGGTGAGAGACCTGATGTTGTTGCTGCAAAGTTGTATGGAGACAGTGACTTGCATTGGACATTCTTTTTGGTTAATGGTACAGAGAATTATTATGACTGGCATATGGATAGTGAGACTTTCAATTTATATATTGAAGAGAAGTTCCAAGGTCAAAGTCTTGTTGCACCAACTATAGCAGATGTCATCTCCTCAACTTCTAAGTTTCTTGTTGGAGAAAAGATTACATCTAATACTGGTAAGACTGGTAATGTACTTGTGGTTGATGGTTCACATAAACAAATTATTGTGAGTGGGGAGTTTTCAACTGGAGACATTGTTACAGGTTCAATAAGTAGTAAATCATTTACAGTCCAATCTACAGTATATCACAAAGATGATGTATCCTATTATGTCAATGCAGATGGAGTTAGAAAAAACTTTAGTGGAAGTGGATTTGCAGAAGTGTCACATTATGATGAGGAATGGGCATTAAACGAATCAAAAAGAACCATCAAGGTTATACGACCTTCAAAGATTAGAAGAGTTGTTGCAGAATTTGAGCGTGTAATGTCAGATGAGTAATTATAAAGCAGGTGAATTTCTATTAGAGTCCTGTACAATCATAAACTCTGAAAAGGACACAATAGATTTTAGTGCAGATGTAGTTTCGGGGTTTAGATTATATGAATCTATATTCAAGAAGTTTGTTACAGGAGACATACATCTATTAGACGGTCTTAATATTTTAAAGAACTATAAATTCACTGGTCAAGAAAGTTTAACAATTCGTATGAAACAAAAAGAAGGTATGTCAGATGTATCTTCAAAAGAATTTTCTATAGAAAAAACTTTCAGAATCTATAAAGCAGTCAATGTACACACCCATAAACAAAGTAGTCAAACATACATGTTAAATTTTTGTGACCCTAGAATGTTTCCTGCTGAAACCACAAGAATTAACGAAGTACTAAGAGGTTCTTATACCAATATGTTGTATAAGATTTGTCAAGACCCAAAAGGTATAAACATTAAACCTAGTGAAATAGATGCATGGGAAGAAACTTCACCCGATAGTTTACAATTCGTTTCACCCAATTGGAGTGCTAATCGATTAATAAACTATATTGTAAGTGAAGCAGACATTGGTGGTACTTCTTCTTCATGGAAGAATGGTATGTTCTTCTTTCAGACTTTGAATGGTGGATTTAGATTTTCAAGTATTGACACTATGTTAAGTATGGAGTTCCCATTAGTGTTTTCATATAAACCAAGGAATGCAGATACGACTACTAATGAAAAAGACATCAATGACTTTGATGGATTGAATACCCAAATTATGCATGTCCATAAACCTCAACAGTTTGATACACTTAAAGGAACTGGTGCAGGTGCTTACGCATCCTCTATGAGAGTCTATGATGCTGTAAGGAAATTAGAATCTGATATGGTCTATGACATTGAAGAAACCTTTCAACGGGGAGAACACCTTTCGGGGTTTCCTATAATTAGAACAGAAAGTGAATTGAATCCATATGAAGAAGTTGTAAGAACTGCTGATGTTATTTTAGATGATACGAATCCACCCCAATCTAAAGACTTCACTGTTGACCTTGCCCCAAATAAAGCATTTGAAGGAGTTGTATTAAATGCACATACTTCTAATCATGAATTTGACAATGCAAAAGATATATCAGAAGACAGTACATTCTTAGGTAATAATATAATAGATAATTCACCACTAGAAAGAATTGGGTTACTTCAAATACTAGAACAAAATAGAATTGTAGTTACAATACCACTAAGGACTGATTTGACTACTGGTCAAATTATAAAATTAGCAATACCCGAACCTGAATCACAACATGACGGTGCAGTAGTCAAAGATGTAGTTAATGATAATAGATATCTAATTGTAAATTTAACCATAGAGGCAGATGCAGTTAAATATAGAGGTGTATGTCATTTAGAGTGTGTTAAAGAAAGTTATGCAAAAGATATTAGAACTGCAGTTCAAACTAAGTCAAGTCCGAAGGTGATATAATGAAAACATTTTATGGTATAGTTGAAGATAGACAAGACCCTCTTAAGATAGGTAGAGTAAGAGTTCGTTGTCATGGTATCCACACTGCAAACAAACAAAAGATTTCTACACCCGACCTTCCATGGGCCCAAGTGTTACTACCGACTACCTCTGCAGGGTTATCAGGTTTTGGAACACAACACGGACTTGTGGAAGGGAGTACGGTATTTGGGTTCTTCAGAGATGGGGATGCATGTCAGTTACCAGTCATTATAGGTTCTGCTGCAGGTATACCACAAGTGGGATTTAAAGAAGGGGTTGATAAAAAACTTGTATCTAGAAAGATTACTGATGGATTTAATGACCCAAGAAAGTTGACTGGAACAGTAAAGGACAAGGATGGTAAAGATACATCATCATACAGTGGAACACCTGATGGTGCAAACCCAGAGCATGCACCCACAAGAGGTTTTGGTTTAGAACATGCATTAGATACTGCTCCAATCAAACCTGAAAAATTGGACATAACTTATTTAGGAAAAGGTTCAACATATACAAACCCAACTCTAACAGAAGACAGTCTACCAAGATATCCATTGTACATGGAAGAGTCAGACCTATCTAAGTTTGCAAGAGGGGATGAGAAAGATGGTGAAAATAACTATGCACATAGAAGTGTTAATGGTCAAGTTGCAGGTCAAGGGGTTGCTGCATTTGTAGAAGCAATCAATAAGACCGACCCAAGACTTTCAGGATTCCCATCCTCAAGAGCAAACCCAGTTTACCCATACAATAAAGTTACAGAAACCGAGTCGGGTCATATGATTGAATTAGATGACACACCTAAATTTGAACGAATCGCAGTTGAACATAGGACTGGAACTTTCCACGAGATTCATCCCAATGGTTCTCAAATGACTAGAATTGTCAACGATAGATACACTGTAGTGTGTGCAAATGATGAAGTGTATATTGGTGGCAATGTAACCGTGAACATTAATGGTAATGCAGATATCAAGACATATGGTGATGTTAAATTGAAAGGTTATGGTAAAGGTGAAATTGATGTCACGGGAACAATGGATATTAAGTCAGGTGATAACATGACACTCCAATCTGCAAAAGTATTGTTCCTAAAAGGTCAAGTAATACAAGAAGGTTCATAGTGACCACAAAGAATGTAGCAGAAACTTCAGAAGATTTAAAGATTGATTTACCTCTTTCATTTCCGTGTCCAACAGATGATATCTTTAGTATACCCAAAGTAGAAGATTTACTAAAACCTCTTTTAGAAATTGCACAACTTCCCGATAAACTAGATGCAAAGATTGCTCTATTGAAAAAGGAGAAAGAAGAGGAGTTAGTAGAACTCAATAAAAAATTACAGAACCCCGACTTAACAGATGAGGAACGGAATGCAATCTTAACGGAGATAGAAGTTGCAGAAGATTATATCGATAGGGTTCTATTAGGAGAACTCTTTGAAGAGTTTAACGAAATCAAAGAAGATATCAGTAAGTTCTTTGATAACATGCAAAGTATTCTAAGTCCGTTTTGGAAAAAGAGAGAAGGGACAGAGAAACGCAATCTACAAAAAGAACTTGAAGATGCACTAACGGAGGTATTTTCAGAATTTGCATTATTCATTCCAATTAAAATTTCAGAGTTGATACAAAAACTTGTACCACTTAGTTTGACCATCAACATTCTAGGTCTTGAGATAGACATCATTAAGATAGTCATCGCTCCTGATTATAGAACAGAGATACAAGACCAAATCGGTGGAAAGAATTTTGTAACTCAAATTATATCTAAAAGAAAAGAACTTGCAAAAATTAACGAAAGGTTAACTGAAGAAATATTTGTTTTAAGTGCAGAAGAGATTGATAAGTTAGAAAAGGAAAAGGAACAACTAGAAAAAGATATACTTACACTTGAAGAGAAGAGAACGAAACTCATTGATACATTCTTTAATTTAGTTCCTGAAGCACAAAGAAAATTTGATGGAGAAATATCAGAACTCAATAATGATGCAAGAGCAAAACTTATTTGGGACTATATCAAAAAGGAGATGAAGGAATGGGTTTTAAATGCACACGTAAAAGCATTTGAAAAACTCATTGACTTGTTCAAAGAGATATGGGATGCATTAGGATTACCGAAACTACCCTTCTCACAAATTGCAGAACTTCTTACTATGGATATATCTGCACTTATAGAAACCCTTGTATCAGAACTAAAGAGAAGATTTCAAACTACTGCTAGTGAACTTAGAGGGAAAATTAAAAAGATTGATAAGAAGTTGGAAACTGAAACCGACCCTGCGACAATCGAAAAACTAAACGAAGAGAAGAGAGAACTAGAACAAAAACTTACAGACGAGAAAGGAAAATATCTAAGAGCATTGGAAGACCATGTACTTGGATTTGTGATACCAATTATAGGAATGACTGTTGAAGAGATAATCGGTGGAGTGAATATATCTACTACTATTAGTTCAGAAGAAAGACTTGCAAAGTTCCAAGCAGCACTAGAAGACTTCAAACAGAACTGGATGCAGAAACTTCTTTTTGGGTGGGTCAAGTTGGTTGAAAAGTTTTTTGCGGCAATAGGATTAGGTGCAATCATTGATTTGTTACTCTTAACTATGTGTGACTTCTTAAAACTTATTGGAAACCCATTTGCAGTTATGATTGCTATACCTAATCTAGATGGTATATTAGAATCAACCACATACAAACCTAAAGTTCGTGTCAATACTAGTAATAGAAGTAGAGTGGAGGGAGTAGCATCTTTCGATTCAGATGGTGAAACTAGTCAGTTTGCAGTACCAAGTGGAAGTGGAGACATCAAAGTCTTTGTGAATGGAGTAGAACAATCAGGTTCAAGTGTAACTATAACAAGTAGTACGGTGAACGGCGTAACAAGTAGTACGGCAACATTTGAAGAAAACCCTAATGAATTTGACTTAGTCTCAATAATAAAAGTCTAACAGTGCATAAATAGAAGTATGGCAATAGATATAGTAAACAATGCAAAAGTAGTTGCAACGAAAGAAGGGTATAGAGACTTAGATTTACTTTTCAAACCACATCCTATAACTGGAGATGTCACAACTAGAAGTGATGTCGAAGCAGTTAAGAGGTCAGTTAAAAACATTGTATTAACCAATCATTATGAAAGACCATTCAAGCCAGGGTTTGGTGGTTCTGTTAGAGACTTACTATTTGAATTGAATACAGATAGAAAAATTAGAAAGATGCAAGAAAGGATTTCAAAAACTATAACAGATTTTGAACCTAGAGTGGATAAAGTAACTACTCGTATTTCTAACAGTGATTCAAATGAGGTTAACTTAGAGATTTTTTATAATATTAGAAACGTAAACAGACAGCAAGATGTACAGTTTAAAATAACAAGGGCAAGATAATGGCGATTAAGAGTTCACAAATAAACATCACCGATTTAGATTTTGAAAATATAGCAGATAGTCTTAAATCATACTTACAAGGACAAGATAGATTAAAGGACTATGACTTTGAAGGGTCAACTATGTCAGTCTTAATCGACCTTCTTGCGTACTCGTCACATATTGGTGCAGTAAACACAAACATTGCAGGTAGTGAGTTGTTCTTAGACTCAGCACAAATTAGAAAGAATGTAGTGTCTCGTGCAAAAGATTTGGGATTTGTTCCTGCATCTGAAAAAGCATCAAGTGCAGTTGTAGATATATCTCTTAAAAATGTTAGAAATGCAGATGGAACTTACCCGACAGTTAGTGAAATGGCAATGACAAGAGGAACTAGACTCTCAACAGTATTTGATGGTTTAACATATGAGTTCGTAGTTCCTTCAACAATTAACCCAACTCAAAATGGAACGACATACCTTTACTCTAGTGTTCCTATTGTTCAAGGTACTTACACTACAGACCAATTTGTATTTGACAATCAAGTTGCAAACCCTAAGTTTGTTTTATCTAATGAAAGAGTAGATAGAACAAGACTTGATATTTCTGTTAACTCTGCTGGAGTTTCAGATACATATACACTTTCAACAGATGTATCAAATATCACAACAACTTCTAAAGTGTATTATGCACAAGAAAATGAAGATGGGTTCGTTGAACTTTATTTTGGTGACGGAGTATTAGGTAAAGAACTATTAGATGGTGATGTTATTACTGTTACTTATATCATAGTTGATGATATTCATTGTGATGGTTCGAGAACATTCACATTAGAAAGTTCTGTCAATAGTTATACCGACTCTACTATCACGACTACTGAAGTTTCTACAGGTGGTGCAGAGAAAGAAAGTATAGAGTCAATCAAATTTAAAGCATCCAAGTTCTACACTTCACAAAATCGTTTAGTCACATTGAATGACTATAAGGCAAAGGTATCAGAGTATTATCCAAATGCAGATGCAGTTGCAGTATGGGGTGGTGAAGACAACACTCCACCCGAATATGGAAAGGTGTTCCTTGCAATCAAACCTCTAAACTCTGATTACTTATCAGATACAGAAAAGACTGCAATCAAAGGTAAATTGAACTCTCTAAATATGTTAACAGTAAGACCAGTTATTGTAGATGCAGAAATCGTTAAGGTTCTTATCTCAACAACATTCAAGTATAACGATAGAGCAACAATCTTATCAGAAGGAGAGTTGAAATCATTAGTGGAACTAACTATAAACAATTTCGATAAGGAAAACCTAACTAACTTTGATTCAGTGTTTAGACATTCAAATCTAATTAAGAAGATTGATGATGCAGAGGGGTCTATTCTTTCTAACACAACAAACATAAGATTGAAGAAGAGTATGCCGACAAAGACTTCACAACTAATAGGTTATACTCTAGCAACTGGAAATGGATTGTATAATCCAACAGACGGATATAACAAAGTGAATGGTGGTATAACAACTTCGACTGGGTTCTATGCTCAGGGAGATGCAACCAACATTCAATACTTTGATGATGATGGGTCAGGAAACTTGAGAAGATTCTACCTATCGGGAGCAACAAGAATTTATACGGATAATTTTGCTGGAACAGTGGATTATTCTACAGGACTTTTATCAGTCAATGCCATCAACATAACTTCAACAGTGAATGTAGATAGTACGATTGATTTCACCTTAATACCGAGCAGTAATGATGTTGTTGCGACAAGAGGAATCTTAATTGATATCTCTAGTTCTGATATATCGGTTAAGGCGGAGATAGACACCATAGCAAGTGGTGAGAGTAGTGCAGGTGTTGGATATTCTCCAACATCTACATCAACATATTAATTTATGGATAACGTGGTCTAAGATGGTAGGTTCCATGCTTAGAGTAGCATCCCATTAATTTGGTTTTTATAGGAGTAAACTAAAATGGCAGATAAAAAAATAAGTGCATTAACACAAGTATCAGATTCTGATATCGGTGCAGATGACCTTCTACATATTGTAGACAACCCAGGCGGAACACCCGTCAACAAGAAAATGACTATCGGTCAAATGTTTGAAAACATCCCAACTCACTTAGCAGTTGACGATATCACAACATTGACTGCAACTGCAAGTAACCTTGCAAGTTCTTTTGCAACTGCAATCGACCTTTCAGGTGCATCAGCAGATGTCGCTTTCACATTAGACAACGGAACAGACGTTGGTCAGTTAAAAGTAATTTATGCTTCAACTGAACCTGCATCATCATACGTTGCAAACGTAACTGTAACTTCATGGGGTACAAGTGCGACTGGTTCAAACCAAATCGTTCTTTCAACTCTTGGTGAAGCAGTTATTTGTTTTTGGTCAGGAACAGCGTGGTTTGTAATCGCTGATTCAGGATTAACAGCATCAAGACCTGCAATAACATAAGGATAATAACTAGTGTCTAAGAATCATACTTTAAAGGAGAGACTCTCATACAGACTTCCTTCATTGCTCCCCGAGTACTTGAAGTCCGAAGCACCTGCATTTGAAACATTCCTTAAAGCATATTTTGAATTCTTAGAAGCAGAAGTATTAACTTTAACAGAACAGGGCGATTTAGATGGTATCGCTAATGAAGATGGTACGGGTTCAGTTTTACTTGAACCTGCTACCGTCTCACCATCTCCCGATTCTAATACCTCAAAGATTCTCTTTGAGATAAGTGCAACAAATAGTAATTCAGATGCAGACCCCTTTACTATTGGGGAGTATGTTGTTGGTTCAAAAAGTAAATCAGTTGCAAAGATAGAAGTCATTAATGACAATGTACTTTATCTAAAAACAGTTTCAGGTAATGGATTCTCAAAAGGGGAAACCGTAACTGGAAGAGATTCTAATCAAACAGGAACAGTTGGTTCCTATAAAGAAAATAGTATTCTTGCAAACAATAGACTATTAGACTATTCAGATATTGACGAGACAACAGAAGAGTTCTTAGAGTATTTCCAAAAAGACTTTATGCCTTCTATTGACCTTGCAACTTTACAGAACAGTCGTTTAACAATCAAAAATATCAATGACCTCTACAAGAAGAAGGGTACTGGAGAGTCATTACAATTCTTAATGAGACTCTTGTATGCACAAGATGCTGAGATAAGATATCCAATCAATGAAACGATTCATGTAAGTGAGTCGGGTTATTCTCAACAGAGAAGAATGAGAGTGACAATGACTTCAGGTATTCCTGAAGCGAATGATAAGATAACACAATATGCATTAGATGGAAGGACTATTACTGCACAAGCAGTTATAGAAAATGTATATATCGATAATAGTGAAACAGGATTGTATTCATTAGAGATAATGAACAATCATGTAGGAGAATTTACTAAAGGGTCTAGTGTGACCATTTTAGATAGAGACGGAATAACTGCTTTAACTGCAACCGTCAATGGTGTTATATCAGATATAAAAACAGGTTCATCTACTTATGTTGAACATAGTGATGATGGAGTAGTTTTACTGGAAGATGGTTATGGGTTACTATATGAAAATGTATTAAATCCTTTTGGTTCTCTTTATACACTAAATGATAAGATAAACATTGTCGGTGGTAAAGGGGATACAGATACTACTGAATGTCTTGCAGTTGTTAATGGTTTAGTTGAAGGTGGAATTACCGAAATTCTAATTGAAGAATCAGGTGACAACTATGAAGCAGGAGACTTAATCGTATTTGAAAACGGACAAGGTTACGGAGGAGAAGCAATAATAGGTGCAATCAATGACACCATTTTGTTAGAACAAGGAACCAAAGACCAAAACCGTCCCGAAGTTACTGAATGGGAGTTTACTGCAACTGCAGGTCAAACCGTATTCGGTGGGCCAAGTGTAGTTGATGATTATGGAAACCTAGTATTTTTCAATGACAGTGCAATACAAGTGTTTGTGGATGGTCTTCTAAGTACTAGAACTTTGAACTTCACATCAAAGAATGACAGAGTTACATTCTTATCAGGACTTAATGCAGGTCAGACAGTAAACATCTATACAGAGTTTAATAATATAACATATGAAGATGGAAGTATTATAAATCATGAGACTGCTACAGGAGAAATTAGAAGTGTTAAGATAACTTCAGGTGGAAGTTACACTTCATTACCAACAGTGTTCCCTGGCGGTTACATCTACATGAAGGATGTATCAGGTTTTGAAGAAGGAGAATCCATAACAGGTGGTACATCAACTGCTACTGCAATCATATCAAAGATAGACACAACTAACAAACGACTAATTGTTAAACGAGTATCTACAGATACTGGTGTATTTTTAAATGCAGAGTTAATTACTGGTGGAACAACTGAAACAGCAACAGTAAATACTCAAGTAAAAGTTTCAAGTGGTACAGGTGCAAAACTATTTGCATATTCTGATACTGTTGGTGGAGTTTCATCAATCAATATCCAAAACCAAGGTAACATGTTTGATGCTGACGGTGTTGTATCCGACACATCTCATTTCCCTTTATTAATTACTACACCTAGTGCAACACTTACACGAGACTTAGTTATAACAGGAGAGATGTCAGGAACGACTGCAAAGGTAGTATCATATGATGCTGCAAGACACATCTTAACATACACTTCACTAAGTGGAGACTTCTTTGAGAATGAGAAGGTTACATATAATCTTAACGATTCATTTACTGTATTGAGAAGTAGTCGATTCAATGGACGAGGTCTATTTGCAGGTGAAGGAATAATCGAAGAACAGATGGTTGGAGATTATGGAACAATAGATGCGAGTGCTTCAAGAGTTCAAGATGGTAAATTCTATCAGACTCACTCATATGTTGTCAAGGTCGGAGAGTCAATCAACAAGTGGAGAGGTATCGTTAAAGATTTACTTCACCCTGCAGGACACATCTTCTTTGGTGAGGTTGCAATCAAAAACACAATTGACACAACTGTAGAAGACCAAGTAAGATTTAGACCAACAATTATTATACCAACAAATGCTGTGTTAGGTGTTCCAACTCCATTCACAAACTCTATGAGAGAGATAGAGATTTATACACTATCGGATGAAATAGACCCAGTTACAATTGCAGAACTAAAAGATGCAGGTGTTCCAAATGTAGGAACAGACCCAAGAACAGGTGGTGCAATAACAGAACCATATACAGAGTATGGTGATTCATCACATAGAAACAGACATTTCAATATCAATATCATTCAGTCTCATGTACTTGGAACATCACAAGTCGGAATGCATTCACATGATGGCATACCTACAGTTCTTTCATTAGATTCTGCAGATAATGGATATCTAGTTAGAAGTACTGAAAGAAGACCTGCAGACAAGGGTAAGATTACTCAATTGTGGAACGCAGAGGACGAGAAGTTAATATTAGAAGATAATAATCTGATATTAATGGAAGAAGACCCGAACTACTTAAAATTTGAACCAAGGATAACTGAAAATGTTTACTTCCAAGGAACGGAAGGAGAAAGAATACTTTCAGAAGATGGTTTAGATATATTTAATTTAGAAGATGCAACAATTGAATACGCACCAGCAAACTATATGAATACAGAAAGAAGTATAGAGATAGATGGTGGTTTGTATTTTGAAGATGGGAATAGAATAGTATCGGAAGATACTACACCATTCCTACAAGAAGGTTTATCTGAAAGTGGATTGACATCCTTTATCCCTTTAGGGTCAACTTTCAGAACCCTAAATACAATTACAGGACAACAAGTCTATGATATTTCATATTATATAAAAGATGAGACTGATGCAGATGGCTTATTGTTAGAAGATGGAACTGGAAATATGTTAAGTGAGGAATCAAATCCCGAGGGATTGAGGATTAATGACTTGAACACATACTTCCCTAACTATTTCATGGATGAATTTAGTAACCATGAAAGAAAAAGAACAAATATTACATTTAGTGCATACATAAAGTCTGCATAGTCTTATAAATAGTATTATAAATAATCGTAGGAGATTACAATGGCAGCAATTATTACCGAAAAGTTTAGAATTCATAATGCTAAACAATTCAAAGAAGATTTTGGAGAGAGTGCCTCTTCATCATATATTTTTATAGGTCGTCCATGGTCATGGACTGATGACACACAACCACCTTCACCTGCAAACGCAGTTGGTGAAGAGATTGATTCATATGCAGATATGTTAGCAATGAAAAAAGTAGGTAGTGCAGATGTCTCACATGGTCTAACAAGATATGACTATGATACAACAGGAAGTACTAAGTATGATGAGTATGCACATGACTATAGTGCAAGTAATACTTCTCCTGCAACATCATCAAACAATCTTTACGATTCAAAATTCTTTGTTATAACAGACGAGTATCATGTATATAAATGTATTAGAACTGGAAGAAATTCAAGTGGTGCTGTTATAAATTCAACAGTTCAACCAACTGGAACATCTGCAACTGCATTAGTTGAAACATCAGATACAGGTGCTGCTTCAGGTAGAGGATATATTTGGAAATATATGTATACTGTTTCTGCATCAGAAACAATCAAATTTGTAACAAACGACTTTATACCAGTTAAAACAATTGGTGCTCAAACAGAAATTGATGGTGCTTCAGGTGCATTAGGAACTGCTGCCGCAGATGACGGAACATCACAATGGGATGTTGAGAACTCTGCAGTGGACGGAGGAGTTCACCATGTAGTAGTAACAGCAGGTGGTTCAGGTTATACTGATGCAACATATACTTCAGTTGCAATAGACGGAGATGGTTCAGGTGGTGTATGTACAGTGGTTGTATCTTCGGGTGCAATTTCATATGTAAACATAACTTCTGCAGGAACTGGATACAAACGTGCAACTATAGATATCGCTGGTATTTCAGGAATCGGTTCAGGTTCAGGTGGAGTTGCTAAAGTAATTATCTCACCTCTTACTGGACATGGTTCAGACCCAATCCAAGAACTTGGTGGAAACTATGTAATTGTAAACTCAAGATTAGAGTTTGGTGAAGGTAGTGGAGATTTCCCAACAGACAATGACTTTAGAAGGATAGGACTTTTACAAGACCCATTTAATAAAGGAACAACAACTGTATCAACATCTCCAACATTAGCTGCATATCATAAAATGACACTTTCAAGTGTTAGTGGTCTTAGTATTGATGATATCATTCTAAACGCAAACTCTGATGGAAATGGAGTTGCAGTATCAAGAGTTATCTCAATCACTGGTAATGTTGTATCTCACATCCCAGTTTCAAACAGTGACGGTGGATATGTAAACTTTGTTAGTTCAAACACTGTATATGTCGGTGGTACAACAATAGGAACTATCTCAGCAGTTGATGCAAACTTCCCCGAAGTTGAAAAATATTCAGGTCAAGTGATGTATGTTGAGAATAGAGGTGCAGTAACAAGAGCTGCAGACCAAATAGAAGATATTAAATTAATTATTGAAATGTAATACTGGGGATGAAATCCCCTTTTACATACAATAGTACAAAACAAGTTAGGAAACTATGGCTGAAAAAACTGATTTAAATGTATCCCCATACTATGATGATTACAATGAGAATAACAATTTTCATAAAGTATTGTTTCGTGCAGGTAGGGCTCTACAATCAAGAGAATTAACTCAATCCCAATCTATACTTCAAAACCAAGTTGAAAGATTTGGTAGTCATATGTTTAAAGAGGGTTCTATTGTTCAGGGTGCTCAAACAGATGTTAACATGGAATTATACTATGTTAAAGTTAACTCTGCAAACCCAAATGCAACTGGTGATACTAATGCAGAAACATATAGAACATCCTTTCATGGAAAATTTCTTCAGGGTAAGACAACAGGAGTTGTTGCAAAGGTAATTACATCCTCTGCAGAGACTTCAGATGATTCCCTAACAATATTCGTTAAGTACTTAACTCAAGGAACGGATACAGGAAACTCATTCTCATTTACTACAACAGAAGAATTACAAGAAGTAACAGTAGATGATGCTGGTGTTATATCAGTAGTATCCAATAACTATAACGAGTTTACGGTTGCAACAGAAACAACAATCAACATTGTTAATGGTAGAGCATCTATTGCAAATATATCAGAAGGTATTATGTTTATTAGAGGGTTCTTCGTTAAAGTTCCTGCACAAGAATTAATACTAGAAAAATATAGTGGTAGTCCTTCTTACAGAGTTGGTCTATCTATTGTTGAGAGTTCAGTAGACTCTGCAACAGATATTTCATTAAACGATAACGCAACTGGTACAACTAACGAGAACTCGCCAGGTGCAGACAGATTAAAAATGTCATTGACATTAGCAAAGTTCTCACTTGCAACTACAGATGATACAGACTTTGTAGAAACTATGAGAATTAACAATGGTATTATTGAACTAGAAATCAATAAAACAATGTACAATAATATCGAAAACACACTTGCAAGAAGAACATTTGATGCAAATGGTGATTTTGTTGTAAGTCAGTTCACACATAGTTTAAGAGAACACTTGGACGATAGTACTAATAGAGGTTTTTACGCAAAAGCACAAGGTGGTGACGAAGGACAGTTTGTCATGCAAGTATCGCCTGGTAAAGCATACGTTAAAGGATACGAGATTGATAAAGTAGGAACAACTACTATCCCTTTCTCAAAAGCAAGAAGTACAGTTTCATTAGATAACGCAAATACACCTATAAGAATAGGTAACAGTTTAAAAGTCTTTAACACACATTCACTACCCGAGTTTGGTAATGAAAGTGGAGATGATGCAATGTCCCCGTTTGCACCTTGTGAACTTTGGGATTCTTCAGTAACATCTGCTGGAACAAAACCTACAACCAACATGATTGGTTATGCAAGAGTAAGAAACATTGATTTGGACAGTGGTTCAGATTCAAGTGATGTATATACAAATGCATCTATCTTTAACTTGTATATGTTTGATATCAAGATGTTCACTAAACTTAGTGGTACACTAAGTGGAACATTCTCTGAAGGAGATAAAGTAGTCGCTAATAACGGTGCAACAGGAATCGTATCTCATACATCTAGTGGACAGTTATTTTTACATGATGTTGTGGGAACATTTGCAGTTGGAAATACAATTACAACAGAAGGTGTAACTTCAGGTACAACAACAGTGACTGCAGTTAGGTCTTACAATGTTGACCGTGCAAGGTCAATTACACAAACACCTAAGAATACAAACAGAGAGATATTTACTGCAGACTTAGTTGCAGATTCAGATAAAGTATTAACTGGAACAGTTACTATGACTGCTTCAGACCCAACAGTTACAGGTTTTGCCACAAAATTCTTGACAGAATTAAAAGAGGGTGATATAATATTAGACCAAAGTGGAAACGAAAACAAAGTATTATCAGTAACAAACGATTTAAGTTTAGAGTTAACTGATAATGGTACTACTGGATTCAGTGGTAATGCAATACGAAGAAGAGTTAGAATCTTCAACCAAGACCAAACAGTTGCACTTGCATCATGGCCTAGAGACTATGTGTCATCCCATACTGCAGAATCAATTCAAGTAAGACGACAACAAGTTGTATCTATTGCATCTAACGAAGTTCAGTTATCAACTGGTTCAAATGGTATATTCGGTGCAAAAAATACAGACAACTTTACAATTGCAGTTATTGAAGCATCTACAGGTTATGCACAAGGTGATATCCTCAATGTAGAAGACTTCGGTGGAACACCACAATCTTCAGGTTCAGGTCAAACACTAACATTGACAGGATTTGATTCTGCTGATAATGGTGCAGTTCTTAGAGTTACCTCTACTATCACGATTACAGACCCAGTTAACAGAGACAAAACAATCAGAGAAGCAAGACTTCTTAAAGTTGGAAGTGACAGAACTGCAGGTGGTAAATATGGTACTGCATATGACGATAGAGAAATATCGTTAGGTGTTGCTGACGTATTTAAAATCCATGCAGTCTATGAGGGAGTTGGAGGAAGTACACCTCTACCACCTAGTGCAACATTTACAGTGTCTAGTGGGACATTCGTAAACTATGAAAAATTTATTGGACAAACATCTAATGCACATGGTATAATAATAACAACAGGTGGAACAACTTATTTCTACTATGTATCAGGAACATTCGTAAATGCAGAGACTGTAGTTGGACAAACATCTAATGCAGTTGCGACACTAACTAATGTAACTACAGGTTCATCAAACATAACATCTAGATATTTCTTCGACAATGGTCAGAGAGATGGATTTTATGACTTAGGAAAATTAACAAGAAAGACTGGTTCTGCAGCACCATCTAATTCTATACTAATATGCTTTGATTACTTTACGCCATCAGGAAGTGGAGACTTCTTTGATGTTGAATCATATGCAAGTATAGAGTATAAAGACATTCCAGTTTACTCTCCAAACAAAGTAGACTTGGGTGGATTAGAACCTGATGGAACATATGAACTTTCAGATGCACTAGACTTCAGACCTGTATGTGGACAGATACTTGGTTCATCTACATTCGGTAGTAACAACGCACAAGACCCAACAACTCCAGTTGACTTATCAACAAACGCACAATTCGCTCCATTCGGATACGATACAGGAAGAAACTTTGAAGGAAGTAGAACAGGTATTTCTTCAACAGGTGCTAATGCAACAGATACACCAGTAACTGGTTCAAGTTTTGTTGGAGACATTTCATTCTATGTTGGAAGATACGATAAAGTATTCTTACATAAGTCAGGTTCATTCCAAACTTCAGTTGGTACTGCAGGATTAACTCCGCTAAAACCAAAAGGAGTAGACGAGTCAATAGAGTTGTTTGAACTTTATATACCACCTTTCACTTTAAATCTTAATAGTATTAGAGTAAGGTCACAAGACCACCGTAGATTTACAATGAAAGATGTTGCAAGAATTAATAACAGGGTTACTAACCTTGAAAGAATTACATCTTTATCTCTACTAGAGAAAGATACACAAACAAAACAGATATTAGATTCAGATGGACTAGATAGATTTAAGTCAGGTTTCTTAGTAGATAACTTCAGAGGTCATAGAGTTGGAGATGTAAACCATCCCGATTATAATATATCTATTGATAATAAACTAGGTGCTATGAGACCTAAGTCTTATCAACAGTTCTTTGACATTGGGTTGAACACTACATCATCTTCTAGTTATCAGAAGACAGGTGACTTAATAACATTACCATATTCTGAATCATCTTTTGTTTATCAAGATAAATCATCAAGAACTATTAATGTTAACCCATATAATGTCTTTGCATTTATAGGAAACATCAAGTTAACACCAGGCACAGATGTCTGGCAAGATACAGACCAACTTCCCGAAGTGAGAATCAACAGAGAAGGAAACTTTGATGCAATTCTAGCATCAAATACAAATGCACTTGGAACAGTTTGGAACTCATGGCAAACAACATGGGTCGGAGAACCTACACAAGTTTCATCAGAGGTCGAATCGACTTCTAACGGTTCATGGAATGGAGACCCAACTCAAGGTGGTCAGTGGATTTCAGGTGAACAAGTCACAAGAGAGATTACAGAAACCGTTGAAACGCAAACAAGAACAGGTGTAACAACAAGTGTCGTAGAAGACTTTGTAGAAACAAGAAATGACAGAGTTGTAAGTGTAACACTTATACCATTCATGCGTGCTAGAACAATTGAGATTGATGCAGATAACTTAAAACCAAATACAAACCACTATGTGTTCTTCGATAACATGAGAGTGGATGAATACACTAGACCATTTAGTGCAACGTATTCACAAGATAGTGGAGTAACAGCATCATCATTCTTAAAAACAGATGGAAACGGAAGACTTCGTGCATACTTTGATTTACCAAATACAAATAAACAAAGATTCCCAACAGGAATGAGAGAAGTTAAGATAACTTCAAGTTTCTATAATCTAAGTAATCCACCTTCAAGTGGAACAGAGATATATCAAGCACAAGGTTTACTACAAGCATCTCAAACAGAAATTGTATCTACAAGAAATGCAAAAGTTATAACAGGAAATGTCGGTGGAGAAAGGTCAATAACAAGAAGAGGTGAGATATTGAACACCATGCCTATTGACACAACTGCACCTGTTATACCTATAGATATAATACCACCTGTAATTATAGACCCACCAGTTTCGTCACCTATATTGCCTCCAATATTCGTGCCACCATTGGTATTTGATGACCCACCAGTTGCACCATTCATCCCTACTAACAGGGGTGGAGACAAAGATGAATTTGAAATAAGATTCGACTTTGATGATATAGAACCAAGATGGAGAGACCCTCTTGCACAATCATTCATGGTAGAATCAAACGGTGGTATGTTTGTATCTTCAATAGATGTATTCTTTGAAACAAAAGATGCAACACTACCTGTATCTGTAGAAATCAGAAACATGGTAAACGGATATCCTGGCCAGTTGGTCATGCCGTTCTCTATTGCAACTAAGACACCTTCACAAGTTAATACTTCAACAGACGGTTCAGTTGCAACAACATTTACTTTTGAATCTCCAGTATATCTAAAACAAAACCAAGAAATGTGTTTTGTTGTATACTCAAACTCAAATGAATACAATGTGTTTATATCTAGAATGGGTGAAACAGACCTTGCGACAGGACAAACTATTGCAGGACAACCATATGCTGGTTCATTGTTTATGTCACAAAATGCATCAACATGGACTGCAGAACAAACAGACGATTTAAAATTCAATCTTAAGAAGTGTAAGTTCAACACAACGAAGACACCTGTTCTTAAATTTGATAACGATACATTACCAGTTCATACATTACAGAACAATCCAATTGAAACATTTAGTGGACAAAACTATGTAAGAGTGATAAACTATCTACATGGAATGTATTCAACAACTTCTAATGTTACAATTAGTGGAGTAGTTGGAGATAAACTAACATCAGTTTTAAATATTGGAACTCCAAGTGTAACTGGAACACCAACTAACGGAACCTATAATGGAGTTGCAACTACAACTTCAGGAACTGGTGCTGGAGTAACACTTGACATAGTAGTAACAGACAGTGCAATATCATCATGTGTTATTGCAACAGTAGGTAATGGATATAGTACATCAGATACATTGACAATAACAAACTTTGATGGTGGTACTGCAGATGCAACCATAAACATTGATGTAGTTGAAGAGACACTAGGTGGAATACCAGTAAGTTCTATCAATGCTACATTTACTGCAATTGCAAACATAGGAATCGATTCACATACAGTTATACCCGATTTGTCATCATACGATTTGAAAGCAGGTTATACTGCAGATGACAGTACACTAGGTGGTGGAAGTGTTGCAACTTCTACAAGAGATTACTATTTCGATTCAGTACATACAATGATTCCAAGTACGCAAGTGGAAGGAACACGAATCGTTGCATCAGCAAACTTAACACCTGCAACTTCACCCGAAGGATATATAAACGGAAGTGCATATACTAAGAGATTGGATAATGACTTTATCACTTTAAATGATAATGCATTCTTTGGTTTCCCAAGTGTTGTTGCCTCATCAATTAACGAAAGTAACGAGATGAGTGGTAGTAAATCATTTACAGTTGTATTGCAAATGCAATCTACTAACTCAAACGTATCACCAGTTGTGGATGTATCATCTATTGGTGTTATTGCAGTTGGTAATAGATTGAATGAAATTAATAGTGCTAGTGACCTTTCTATTGCTAGTGACTTTGTCCCATCAACAGAAAGTGATGCTGACAATAATGCAATGGTATATTGTACTAGAAAGGTGAATCTAAAAACTCCTGCATCAACTGTTAAGGTTATTGCAGATTTCTTTAGACCACCAACTACAGATTTAAAAGTTATGTATAAAGTATTGACAAATGATGACTCAACACCATTTGATGATTTGGGTTGGTCATACTTTAATACAGATGGTTCTGCAGATATTACTACAGAAAGAGATGCAAGAAACTTTAAAGAATATGAGTTTACTGCAGAGAACTTACCCGAGTTCAGTGCATTTGCAATTAAGATTGTGGGACAAGGAACAAACACTTCAGTAGTACCGTTGGTATCTGCTCTTAGGTGTTTAGCACTTGCATAATGATTAAGGTAGAAGGACATAGTAATCTTGAAAGAGATGAGAGTTCTTCTGCAATTGTAAGTACTGATTACACTGGGTATCTTGCAGTAAAGAAAAGAAGAGAATCATTTCAGAACAATAGAGACGATATAAATACATTAAAGGAAGAGGTGGGACAAATGAAAAATTTAATCACCACCCTAATAGAGAAATTAAATGGCAAAGACAGTTAATCAGTTTAGTACTATAGAAGACTTCAGAAAGAAGTATAACGAACTTGCAATAGATGTAGGGGAGAAGAGTGGGTTAAGAACTACTAACTCTTCTACTTTAGTAGATGCAGTTAATTCACTAGAAGATAAATCATTCTTCTTCCAAGAATTTGTTTATGTTGCAACTGCTGGACAAACTGCTTTTAGTGGTGACGATTCATTTGGAAACTCTTTAGAGTTCCGTGCAAATAGAATCCAAGTGTTCAAAAATGCACAACATTTAATTGAAGGAACAGACTTCACAATTAGTGGTGCAAGTGGAAACAAACACACTATTATAACTTTAACTTCAGGTGCAACAGTATCTGATAAAGTTGTAATCTATTCATTTACAGGTTCTTACTTAGGAACAAACATTGGTTCAGGCAGTGGAGTTGCAGGACAGTTTACAGAGACTGCTGCAAATACTATTTACAATATCAATGATTCAGGTGTTATTCTAAATGGAGAAGGTTCTCCAAGTCAAACAACATCATTACAGAGTGGATTCAATATTCAACTTGCAGGAAAGACTTATGCAGAAGATGATATAACACTTGCAAGTGGTAAAACTCTAACAGCATCAACACTAACAGATGGAACTGCATCTATTTCAGGTGGAGTTGGAACAGGTTTTAGTTCTATAACATCAACATCATTAGTAGGTGCATTGACAGGTAATGCAACAACGTCATCAACAACAACATCTGTATCAAACCATGCAGTAAGTGGGTTGAGTGATGTACAAACTAGTTCACCACAAAATGGACAATTAATGGTTTGGAACAATTCTGCAGGATATTGGGAAAACCAAAATGCAGCTGCAACTTTTACAAATGAAGATGCAATGGATGCTGCGGCAGGAATGATAACAAGTGCAACACATAGTAACATAACTGTAAGTTATGATGATGCAAATAACACCCTAGCATTTTCTGCAGCTGCACAATATGGTGATTCAGATGCAAGAAGTGCCATCTCGGGTGGAGAAGGTTTAGTTTATAACTCCTCTAATGGTGTTATGGCTGCAAACACTTCAAATGGAGTTGTTGTAAACTCCGACAATATTGAATTAGACTATCAAGTAGTTAGTTCTGCACCAACAACTGTTGGTTCAACATCAACTGGACACTTATGGTTTGTTATATAAGATTATGCTATGTCAGATGAAATTTTTATAAATACTGGGACGAGTATACAGCAACCCTTTAATCAGAGAAACCCTGCACAAGGAACTCAACCAGCAGTAGCACAAAGAGTTGCACAACAACCTGCAATAACACAACAACCATTTACCTATACTAATAGGTCACCGTTTACATATAGGCATCCTGCAGATGCAAGACAACCTTATATTGCTAATGCGAGACAACCTTATCCATACATTGCAAACGCACAAACACCCTTTATTGCAAATACAAGACAACCATATCCGTATATTGCTAATGCACAGCAACCGTATCCATACATTGCTAATAGTCAAACACCAAGTATTGCAGATGCTAGACAACCGTATCCGTATATTGCAAATAGTCAATCACCAAGTATTGTTAATGCACAACAACCTTATCCATATATTGCTAATAGTCAATCACCAAGTATTGTTAATGCACAACAACCTTATCCATATATTGCAAACAGTCAAACATCAGTCAATGCACAACAACCTTATCCATACATTGCAAACAGTCAAACATCAGTTCCTGCAAGACAACCGTCAACGTATTCACATACAACTGTTACCAATGTAACTGTAAACGAAACTATATCCTTTGGTGAACAAGGGCCGTTATCAGGAACCTTA